GTAAATACATCCTCTACCAACCAACCCCTGCATATATCCATAAAGTGTTGTTCAGGTGTTCTGTTGTCCTGGATATGTGCCATTTCTTTATCCAGTTTATTATTAATGGTCTTTAGTTGCTGTTTATAAGAGTAATATTTGTTATGTAGGTAATGGTGGTAATCTGGATTATGAGATAGTTCTTTTAGTTGATTGTATGCTGTATCTAACTTATTCATTTTCTACGAAGTTTATATTTTACCAAAGTGGCTTCTTTCGATAGTTTTTTTATGGCTCGATTATAATAAGTCTTTGCTGAACTTTCTGATATTCTCATATTATAAGCTATATCGTCAAATTTCTTTCTTTCTAATGCTCGTTCAATAAAGCATTGATATTCTTGGTCCGATAATGACCTTCCCCCTTGTATACCAGTAAGAACATATTTTAGTTCTTTTAATATCTTTGCTTGTTCTTTTTCTACCTCGTCTATTAAGTCTTGGTATGATCTTGCTGTGTTTTCGATATTGTTTTTCAAAACAATTCTCCTTGTACTTGAACTCCTTTTAATCTTGCTTCTGCTATATCGCAGTATTCTTGCTCTCGTTCTATGCCTATATAATTGAATCCTTGTTGCTTACAAGCTATTAGTGTTGTTCCACTACCTGCAAAGGGTTCTAATACTATGCCTTCTTTGGGTGTTACCAGTCTTACTAAATATTCCATAAGTTTTATTGGTTTTACTGTTGGGTGGTAGTTTTTAGTTTTTTGTATAGGTTTTTTTTCTCCTTTAAGCGATGCCCCACCTAATTCCATTTTATTTTGCACATTTGATTTCATACTGCCACCTACAACATCTTCAAAACTATCTAACCCCATATTTCGTTCTGCTTTACTTGCTTTGGCACAATAAAAGAATCTACTGCTTTCTTCAAATACTTTTAATACTTCTTCACTTCCATCGTGCATTATATTTGCAGGGAATCTTCCTTCTTTGTATTCTATTTTTTTATTTTTTACCTTTTTTTCTTTCCTACCATCTTGTTCTTTCCATTTCTGCAACGATTTTACATCAGTTAATTGTTTTACAAATTCAGTTCCAACTCTACATTCATCTATGTTTATTCCACCTGTGCCATGTGTTAAGACATTTTCTGCTACTGATGTGTTAAATGGTTTTCTTGCCATTACAATAGGTTCGTGTGCAGGTTTTAGTGCAGTTCCCCAACCTTCCCATTGTGAGTTGCCTTTTGTTTCGTCTATTTTTATTTGCCCACCTTTCCAACCTTCATCAGTTCTTGCATTACCAGTTATTTTTTTGCCAATAACTTCCCTTTTATTTCCTTGCAATTTATCTACTGCTTTACCAATATTATGTGATTTGGGAAAGCCACTACCATATAACCACCCTAACATATCTCTTATTTCAAATCCAGCATCTTCTATATTGACTGCCATTCTGTGATATGTTCTTGAACCTGCAAAAGATAAGATATGCCCACCTGGTTTTAGGACACGATATACTTCTTTCCATAATTCTACTTGTGGAACATCGCAATCCCATTTCTTTCCCATAAAGGCAAGTCCATAAGGTGGGTCGGTTACTACACTATCAAAGTAATTATCCTCAAAGTCTTTTAAGACTTCTAAGCTATCTCCACATAGTATTTTATTTTTCATAATTCTTTTGGGATAAGCTGCCAAGCCATTGTGGTAATCAAGGGTAAGATTTCCTTTCTTAATAAACCCACAAACTATCCCAAATCCTTGTTGTAGCCATGTTCTTTGGCTGTTTTTATTATATCTTTTACTGGTATGTATTTATTGTATTTAAAGCAATATAGTTCCATCATGTCTTGTAGTTCTGATGAAACTCTACCTGAAGATTCTACATATTGAATTTCATAAATATTATTTACTTTACAATATACTAAGATGCTGTTTAGTTCTTTGGTATCCATTAAAAACTCTCTTGTAGTTCAGGGAAATGTTGATCTAATCCTTTTCTTCTTAGTCGTTCAATGATTCGTTTATGAGTAGATACATTTTCTTTTAGTTCTTTGTATTGGAATTTTATCCATTCTTTTAATAGGTATTGTGAATCGTCTACTTGAATCATGCCCATTTTTTCTTTAATTACTTCTGGTATTTGACCATCATATCCATTACAATAAAATCCCATAGCTTCATCATCTTTTTCCCAGAAACCATCATGTGTGCAACTGGTGGTTATATAATACCATAATACTTTTTCTTGTGCAGTTAGCTTTCTAAACCAACTCTTATTATTAATATCTGCATCTAAAAATCGTTTTCTCATCTTTTATTCTCCTGTATTTTTAGTAATAACTTAAAAATTTTCCAACCCCAGTTCAAGTCTTTAATCTTGTAATGGTGTTCTTCATAGACTCCTTTTTCTTCTTTATCCAATCTAAGAAGTATTGCACCTCTTATGTCATGGTCAAGATTTTCTTGGATCAGTTGTCTATATGCACCTAATTGAATTAAAAATTCTGAATAGGTACTATTAGAGGTTTTCCAATCACATATTACTAACTTACCATTAACCTCACATACTGCATCAAATGTACCACCAAATTGATATTGTTCAGAAACTAATTTCAATTCTGTTTCGTAAAACTCTACATTATTATCAGCAAACCAATTATAAAATCCATAATATGCAGTCTTGGCTTGTGATATTTCATCAGGTGCAAATCCATCTAAATTAACTGCACCACCACCTATAAACTGTTCTATCATAATATGTGTAAGTGTTCCAATTTTACCTGCTTTTTTAAGTTCTGCTCTTGGATTTAATCCTTGATCTACCAGTTTAAGATTCCAACCGATTAATGCCCCAGTTTTCCAACCTAAGTTTCCATTGATAATAGTAGTAACTGATTTAAGTCGTTTTCCTTTGTCATTTTTGTATATTGTATGTGCCATTTTATTCTCCTTTTATTGCATTGAATATTTCAATGCTTTATTATATCTATTTATTAAATTCTTTTTATTCTTTTTAACATAATGAAATTGTTGTTCTATATATTCAATATATTCAGGTATACTATATTCTGATTTTACTCTATTACAGGGTTTACAAGACATTCCAAAATTATTAACATGTCTTGAACCACCACTAATTGTTGGAATAATATGTTCTATTTCCCATGTACTTGTTTTTAATGGATTTATCTTTTTTGAACAAAGATAACAACAAGTTCCAAGATGTTTTAACAATTTATCATCGGACATTCCAATAATATCAAACTTTCTATTTATTTTCTTTTTAAGTTTAGGCATAGGACTTTGTTGTGTTTTCTTTGTGGCTTTAAGTTGTTTTTTTCTTGTCTTTTCATTTAAAGCATAAGCAAGTGTCGATTTACCAATTCTTGGATAATACCATTTCATAAATTTAATAATAAAATTATAAGGCAATCCCAATTCATTCAACAATTTAATTCTATTTTTTTTCTGTTTAATAAAATTGAAATTAGTTAAATCTTTTTTTGCTATTTTCTTTTTAAAACCTTTATCGAATTTAGCATAGTTATTTTTCCAATATGATGTAGAAAATAATAAATCCATATCCCTTTGTTCTAATACATAATAGTTTGTGTAAACTTCTTTTGAGTATTGAGGATATGTTCTATGCAGATATTGCTTAGACAACTCTCTGGTGTTTGATGTAAGTATTTCAATCATTTTATTCTCCCTTTATTCTCCTGATTATTAATTAATCTAATTTGTGTATTTCTTTGTATACTTTTGGAAACAATTTATAGCATCCATAAAGTACAGCTATAGTAACTATTGTATCTATCATTTACTTCTCTCCTTTATCATGTAATCTTCTATCCAAGGTCTTTGTTTAAAGGCAGCTACTTTTTCATAAGAATCAAACACCCACCAAGCACGACCATGTTCTTTTGCAAAATCTTCTCTTAACTGTATACCTTCTTCACTCCAGGCATCAGGTATGTTTGCTTTTTTGCATCTTTCTTGTATTGTTCCCATGTGTTTACCAAAAACATCGTAAGTAGGGTGTGATTTAGCCATTATTTATTCTCCTAATCCATGTAGTCATAAAAATCTTCTGACTTTTTAATATTTAAGTTATCTAACATTATTTCTACTTCTTTTCTAAACTCTTTTGATAATAAGTATTTCTTTTCTCCTGATTTCAATGCAGTATTTCTTCTTTTCTGTAAAGCATCAAATCTTTCTTGTCCTAATTTATTCAATATAAATTCTCTATGTTCTTGTGGATTTCCACCTAAGTATGAGTGGCAGCCATAGCATAATGCCTGGCAATTATCTTCATCAAATCTTACACTCCATGATCCTCTACTCCAAAAGTGTGAACAATGTAAAGCAGAAGTTGGTGGTGCATATTTCTTATCACATCTTTGACAAGTCCAATTATCTCTGGTTCTAATATATTTACTCCATATAGAGTCGCTTGGAAATATTTTTAATTTAGGCATTTTTTTCTTTATCGTCAGTTTTTTTTAATGCAGCAAAAGCAATAAATCTTATATCCTCAACATTATCAAAATAAATATCTAAATATCTAACACTATTAAATATGTGAGTTTTTTGATCTTCTTTACTTGATGATTCAAAATGTTTCAGCTCATCGTAATACAAATATTCTATTACCTTTTTTATGTGATTTAGTGCATTTTTAGTTTCCATTTTATTCTCCTTTAAATATAGCTTGTTGTACTGGTGTGTTTTCATCTACCTCATTTCCCCAAAAATCCCAGTTTTCAAATCGTTGTCTTGCAAACAATTCTATTTTTGGATCATAAGCCATTTTATCTATCATATCTCTTGCTTCCATAGGTTTTTTAGAATGTTTTGTTCTTTTTGCCTGAATAACACTACTTATATTTCTAAACTTTGGTTTTAAATTACCTTTAACACCAAAAAGACATAATTCGTGTTGTCCTCTAAAATAATATCCTATACCAAATCTATCTTTTACCCAAACAAAATTAGTAACATATCTAAAACCCCATTCCTCCATTACCTCTATACCATCTTTCAAAAAATTATTAGTAACCCATAAAAACAACCAACAATTATCATCTGCAATTTCTTTTACTGGTAATGCTTTTATATCTTTTGTTTTCATTAAATTGTAATGTTTATTTGCACCCCTAACAATCTTTCCACCACCAACTTCTGCCCAAGGTGGATCAGCATAAATAGTTTGATATTTTTTATTACTTATATTCATTTTTATTCTCCTTAAATTTAAAGGCAAGAGAGTGATGCTCGTTTTTCATATATTTACAAGATTCTATAATAGAGATTTGTTTATCGTGAAATTTCATCTTGCCTTATTTTTTTGTTATTTTCTTCAACAAATAATTCTAATAAAGCATTTAATTGTGCATTGCCCATTTGTTCAAACAATTCTTCAAATAAATCTGCTGGTATTTTACTTCTTTCATAAGCACCTTTCAATCCTTGTGTACCTGTAATGCTACCTCTTGGTGCTGGTTGATGATGGCAATCTCTATTACCATTTTTACACATTGATTTTGGCTTCCATTTTAAGTTCGTCCAAATGTCAGTTGGTTTCATTCTATCATCTCCATAAGAACAATAAGTAATAGTATGTCTTGGAAACTCATTCATCATTTCTTGCTTTCTTAATAATCCTCTTGGATTTTCTATAAAATAAAACATTGGTTTTATTTCTTTTATAATTTCAATAGTTTTTTCTATAATTCTAATACCTTCCTTACATCGTTCGGTTTTTGGTGTTCTATCTTTATTCCAATGATATCCACAACTTGCAATAGAAAAAGTAGTACAGGGTGGACTTGCCCATATTACATTAGGTTTACCACCAAGACTATCAATAGCTTTATTTATGTCAAAATCAAATATATCGCACACTTGATCTATATTATCAAAGTCTTGATTGTCAGTAGTATAGGTTTTAAAACCATGTTTTTCAGCAACCTTGCTAAAACTTCTACTACCTGCAAATAATTCTAAAGTTTTCATAATTTCTCCAGGAGAAAGGGACAGCTACTATTCGATTTGATCATGTTAATTAAACAAAGGAATAAGAAGTAGCTGCCCCAGTTTCTACACTATAATTAACCCCACAAACATAATTCCAAATAATGCAACTATCAACCAAACAATCACCAATAAAAGCATTATTATTGTATTTTCGTTACTCATTAGAAGGGTAGGTCATCTTCTTTAATTTCTACTGGTTCTTGAGCAACTGGTTCATTAGGTTTGCTTGCTTGTGGTATTGCTTTAGGATTTTCACAAGCTTCTACCCAAGCTTCTACTCTTTTAAAGTTGCTTACAAACTCATCAGTAGTCCAAGTCATATCATTAGCAATATACAATTTAATAGTATTGTTAAAAATCATTCCCATTCTTGCAGGATTGCTATATGCTTGATTAGTAGTTTCTACTGCTTGTTTAACTGCTTTATCTGCTTGTAGTTTTTGGTCAAACTCATTGATGCTTTTCTTTACATTCTCAAATACTGGATTAGCAGATTCTTTGCTTACTTTTTCTACTTTCCAATAATTACGAAGTTGTCCTTCATCAGTAGTAAATTGTTCCCAACTTAACAAGAAATCATCACCAGTTGATATGGTATCCAATTTTCTTTTTAAGCTATCAGTAGCATCTAAGCTTGATATTGTGCCATCTTGGATCACTTCATACTTAAAGGTATTGAACTTCTTACCTTGCCATTCTTTTTCTTCATAGACACCTGCTGAATTTAAAGTCAGTCTTAGTTGCCCACCTACATTTGCTTTTAGGTCTTTTAAATTTACAAAAGCCATATTTTCTCCTTATTCTATTTCATCTACAGAAGTATTCATAGAAGGATTTAATCTTACTTCTTCCAATGGTTTTTTATCCAATACTTCTGCATCTGTGTTTTTCTTGATCTCTGCATTCTTACGAATTTCTCGTAATTCATGCCTTAACTTGTTTTCATCATCATTGTCAATTCGATTTCTTTCCATTACTTCAATTAACAATTCTAATTCTTTAAAATTAAATTTAATTACTGTATCCATTCTTGTACCACCTTTTTAAACATTTCCCAAAAAAATATTATAAATACTGAGTATGCGATTATTTCTACTATCATTTTGTTCTCCTTCGTTTAACTAACTCTACAATAATAGTGATTGATATGGAACTTGTCAATACTTATTTTGCTAATTCTTTTTATTCTTCTTTGTTGTGGGGGCATTTCTGCCCCCATTATTTAATCTAATTTACCTCTATTTAAAAGAGTTATAGCTCTATCACAAATTTTATTATGCAAATCAGCTTTTGCAATATGCCATTTTTTTAATTTAGTATCATAGAAAATATCAAATCTATTCTCTTTTACTGGTTTGTTTTTAATAAGGTATTGATACTCATCATTCATTTTTTTCATTACAGTATCTTTAATCATTTTAACTCCTTTAATTTAATTAACATTACTTAGGATAATAGTTATTTAAATCGGTCTTGTCAATCCTTTTTCTTATTCTTCTGATTCTTCTTATGCTTTAACTTTATATTAGTCTTTGTCTTTTGTTTCTTTTTGCACCCTTAGGGTAAGGGTTATGGTAAGACTTAGTTATCCACAAATATTAGATAGTTATCCACAATTTAGAGGGTTATTTATTTTAGATACAAAAAAGCCCAAATTAATGGGCTTCCTTGTTTATGGGGTGATTATATACCTTTCAGTATAAAAGTCTTGTATTTACTGGATTTGTTGCCTTAAAACCAGCTGTGTAGAAAAGCGACCATCAGCAATCTCGGTAAATGTCATTGGTTTGTCTAATCGTACCCAATTAAAGCTTGATCCATCATACCAAACAAATTTCTTAGCTTCACCTTTGATTGCATCTTGCATAGTGATAAGATTAGATTTAAATGTGCTTGATATGTTTTGAAATGATATAGTAAATACTTCTTGTCCTGGATTTACATTAATAGCATACTCTACACCACCTAAACTTCTTTGGACTTCATTTTCATAATTAATAGATGACTGAACATTGACATCAGGTTCTATTTCAAAGTTTAATTTTTTACCAATGAGGATTTCTGAAATGTTTGTTTGTGCATCATTAAATTCTACACAAAACTTGGTTTTATCTGTTACTTCTGTAAATGTTTTGATTCTCCAAGATGCTACTGTGCTACCACTTCCAAAATCTACTCCACCAGTTAAATTAGTAATGTCTGTTCCAAATCGTATGGTATTTTCTGTACCATTTTGTACACCAATTCCACAATCTCCTGAAAATCTCATAGCTATTACATCTGCACTTGCAGCACTTCCTACTTGATAACATATTGCATCATTAGCTGTAACACCTGATATGGCATAACCGATATTTTGGTCTGCTATTCTTTCATGGTTCGTTAGACTATCTGATACTGTAAAAGTCGTACTTGCAAATGTACCTTCACTAACTACATTATCACTTCTATATTGATTGATTGAATCATAAATAAAATATGATGCCATTTCTAAACCTCTCTACATTGTACTGAAACTTTCCCTACTTGTCGTTTCAGATTTGTTATTATAAATTTTTTCCCTGACCAAGCTTCACTAAATAGTCTTGTAGGCATAGCAACAAAACTATCAAAAGTATCTGATATTTCATTAAATGGACTACCAAGTTCACTAAATAATATTTCACCGAAGTCTAAGAAATCGCCCACTTGTAACATTCCATACTTTTCAGGATTTACTAAGGTTGCACTAACAGTAGTTTTATAATCCCCAAATAGACTTTCTCTAAAGTTAATCCAACTGGAATTTCTTGATCCTACCACATCTGCTACACTATCATATAATAGATCAAGATTGATTTCTTGTTTCTGTATATCTGCATCACCAAAAATAGTAGTGTGAGTTGATGCTGTATAAGTGTCTTGTAATAGATATTCATTTTCAGCAGGGTGTTTTTTGTAGTTTACAAGTAATCTTGTTTCTAAATCTTGTGCTGGGGTTATTCCAAGTTCATAATCAGATATATCATTTTGTGATAAATCTGCACTTGCATTTACACTATCTTCAATAGTAAAGTATCTTAATCCTGTTACCCCACTAATTGCAGTTTGTTGTGCTTGTGGACTAAACTCAAAAAAGAAACACCCTTCATATTGTAATTGTTCCATAATACTTTCTAAAGATTCTTTTTCATCTAAAGCAAGTCTTGTTTTCCAATGAGTAGATGTTGGACTGGTTGTAGTAGAATCTCTTAATTCTGCTACTGCTTTAAATCCTGAATTTTCAATATCAGTATCTCCAGTAAAGTCAGTTACATTAATTATGCTATGCAATAATTCTCTATGGATTGCTACTGGATTATTTAAATCACCAATCGTAGTTGCAGTTGTATGTTCTGTAAATCCAGGAGTTAATATATCTCTACCTAAATAAAGCTTATCTATCCCTGCATTAAATTCTTGTGATGCAATCGGTTCATTAGCTAAATCATTTTCTGCTGTAACAGTCATATAAACATTTTCTAATGATACATTCCAACTATTACAATCTACATCTCCATCTGCTGTATCCCATCTAAAGCTTAAATACAATTCATCAGGTAAAGCATTTCCACTTAAAATGCTTGATATATCAACTGCACTATAACTTGCAGTTAGATCAATAGATGTTGTTCTATTGTAATTGCTTGATGTTCCAATGATTGCTATATGTTTGCTTGGAGTTGTGCTACCAAATCCACTATCTAATTCTGTTGCTAAATTTACAAATAATCCATCATCAACACCTGGGCTTCCTGAACTATATGCCTGTGTAAGTGTTCCATCTAATCCTAAGGTTATGTTAGTAATTTTACCTGTAACCTGTGGAATTTTTAATTTTAAAGTAAATCCTCTTATATCTGCAAAATTAGTTGCATGGTTTACATCTACTTCTGTTGAAATTTCTCCATCAAAAGCATTAGAAATATCTCCTGTAACTGCAATAACTCCACTTCCACTACCTTCTTGTTTAGTAACTCCACCTGGTATTTCATCAGGTAGCATTTTAAATTGCCTTCTCATTAGCTTAGGAACTTTTAATACTTTAACACTATCTTCTGTTGCTATAGTAGTATCAGTATTAATTAATTCTAAGAATCGTTTTAATCCTTTGTCATAAAACTCTAATTTATCTGAACCACTTGTTCCTTCAGGCACAATGTACATAAAATTCGCACCATCATTTTTTAAAAAAGGACAAGCATAAACATCTGTTAAAGAAACAAAATTTGTATTAGGTATATAGTCCCCATAAACCAAAGGGACTATCTTATTATTATATTGTGCATTGTCAGTATTGACACTTCTGCCTTGTGGGATAGACACATTCTGAAATGGTCTATTAGAGATTATATTCATTACGATTGTATTATTTCTGTAACCAAAACTTGAAACTTTACCACTAAAGATTTGTAAAGCATTATTTGCAGTATCATCTCCATCTATTTGAGATAATACATTGACATGACCATTAATATATTCATTCCCTAATTTTTCTAATAGGGTAGTTCCATCTAAATCGATATTGGCAATATTTAATGTGATATTACCAGTCTTGGTTGTAAACCCTTTAAGATCAAGTGAATAAGATATACTTGGCTTGTTTAGGATTGCAGGGTAATAGTTTATGCTATTATAAGTAGTAGCAGAAAAACTAAATGCTAAATCAGGAGTATTAGTTGTTAAGATACTCGAATTATTATTTTTAAATATTTGCACTAACCAATTTTCAGTCATGGTTGGTGATAGCTTTGATTCGTAATTAGTATTTGTAAACATATCCTTCTTTCCCTTTAAATATTATCTAATAATCTCTTGCCTAATGTTATTTAATATTTCTTCTTCTCTAAATTTCATAGATAAGTCTGCTTCAAATCGTTTTACTTCTACTCCATATTCAAAAATGATAATGGTAGGTACTACTTTAATGTCCCATTCTTTTTGAATAACTGCACCTATTTCTTTATTAGAAATATCTACATATCCAGTATAGCAATTTTGCAATTTCTCTAATGGAATTTTGTTAGCCCAATTCCAAGAAGCATTTACCTCTATTACTGCACAGAACTCATTTTTCATTAATTGAATATCTTGAAAACTATCCAAAGATGCTGATTGTGAGTATAGCGATGAAGTAAATAATCCAAGCACCAATAGCCACATATTTATCAATTTTTTCATAATTCATATCCTATTTATTGTTCATATTCAGTAGGGTTTCATTAATACTTCTGGTATCTTCTTTAATGTCATCTACTTTATCTTCTAATTTCTCTACTTTTTCTTCAGTATTTAGAATAGAATTACGAATCATCTGATCCTTTAAATCATATTCTGTTCTGCTAATTGGTGGTTCTGGTAATTGTTTTGCTTCCTCAATGTCAGCTTGTAAATTAAACCACAATCCGACCACCATAAATATTGTTACACTAATACTGATAAGTGTTTCAATACTAAAAGTTAATTTTGTGCCTTTTCCGATTTCCACTTTAATATCTCCTCAATTTAAGTTTTGGTTTTTTTAGTTTTTGTTTTATGCTCTGCTTTTTCATTCCAAAAAGTTTTTTAGGTATGTATGCAAAAGCTGTTGATTTTGTTACATTACTCATAAGTTTAATTTCTCTGCTCTCCTTATAGCTGGGATAATATGATCTACTACTGTTTCATCTACTAATGGTGCAGATATGTTTATTGTGATGTTATTTCCATTGCTTGTAGGACTTGGTAATGGTGTTACATCAATTCGTTCCATACCACTTGCATTATCTCCTACTACTACTCCATTGCCTATTGGTAGGGTAGTTCTGCCTTTTGTTACAAAACTACCACCAGTTGCAAAAGAGGAAAATAGTTGATCTGTTACTTTACCAATCATAGAACCTGCCCCTGCAGCTACTGCAAGATTTAGTGGAAATGGTAATGCCTTCATAATACTTGAAATCAATCCTGCTTGTGCTTCTGCTACTTCTGCTTTTACTACTGATATACCAGCTTCTTTAGCAGATTGACCTTGAAGGATCGCAGATTGTAAATTATTTTGTATTCTTTCTTTGTGTGCATCAGCTTCAAGTTGTCTTATAAATTTAATGCTTTTCTTTCTTCCTTCTTCGTGCTTTGCTATAATTCTATCAATTTCATCATAAGTTTCTTCTACTATTTTCATATCAGGTAAAAATTCATCTTCATCAGTTAATAGTGGTATATCAGGTCTTTCAGGGACAGGGAGTGGCTCAGATGCTTGTCTTGCAAGTGTATCAATAGTTTGTCCAGTTATGAAATTAAACAATCCAACTCTTTGTATTAAAGTATCTATTGTTGTTAGATAGTTTGCAAAAAATCCTGAAGTAGCTTCTACTTCATCTTGTAATTCTATTCCAATAGTACCTTGTAAATTTTCAAAAGCAGCAGCTAATTGATTAGTTGCATCTGTAGCATCTAATTCTTCATCTCCAAGCTGTGCTACCTTTTCTGCAGTAGATTGTAATGCTGCTTGAACAAATGCTTGTTTTCTTTCATTTTCATCTAAATCTTTTACTGCTTTTCCATTTGCTTCTGCAAACTTTTCATAAGCTAAATTTGTATCTAACACAATACCAAGATTATCTAACATAAGTTTGGATTGCCTACCAATACCAGTTGTCAAACTCTCAATACCAAATAAAGCATCTTGTCCTACTGCCTTAGCAAGTCTTTGTGCATTATCAATCAATTCTGCAAAAGCATCATCATTATCAACAATACCAAGCAACATAGCATTATTTGCTTGAATCATAAGATCAACATCTGATACAGTACCATTAGTTGCTTTTCTAAATTTTGCTAATGATTGATCATTAAAATCAACTGCTTTACCAAGATTTCTAAAACTTCGTTCAAGTGATATAGTTTGAGAACCTAATTTAACAGCAGAAGCAGTAAAATTTGCTATTGCCTGAATACTAAATGCTGCAGCTATTGCACCACCCATAGCAGCAAAACTTTTCTTCAATCCATCATTTTGCTTCTTTATATCTTTTTGTTCTTTTTCTACTTTGTTAAGTGCTTGAACAGCTTTTTTAACTTCGGCTTGAACTAATAATCTTATTTTTTTATCTGCCATTCTTTTCTACCTCATACTCTCTTATGGAGTTTAGTTCGTTATCTATAATTAAAAAATTATCTACAATAAATGAATCTGCTTCATCTAAACTTCTTGCTATTGGAATATTTAGATTTTTACTCATCTTATATTCTTTAATGGTTTCCCCTATCCAATCCTGGTAAAGACATCTTGGATTGCAAAAAAGAGGTAATATAAAATATAGGTTTCTACCCATAGAAAATTTAGAATCTTGAAACTTGTCAAACACTCTATCAATTTCCAATAATACATCTTCCTGATCCTTATATGTCTTTACCTTATTAGTGATTGGACTTTGCCTTTTATAAGGAAACTCTTTGTCGAAGTGTGGATAACCATAGTGGCTAAACCACACATACGACGACAAAGCCATTAGCCTTTTTTTGAAACATCTAAATATTCAGTTAGACATTTCGAAAGCAAAGCATCAATTTCACCCATTGTTAATGGCTTATCTTTGGCAACATAATCACTTTCTGATAAGCCACTTATTTTTTCTACAAATGCAAGACAATCATAGAACTTTTCGGTATCTACTTTACCAGTAGAATCTAAAGCCATCATTCTCATTTTTTGTAGTTCTCGTTTTTCTTTATAAGTAGGATTGTTTACTTCCCACTCTTTATCGAACATTTTAACCTTCATGTTTTACTCCTTTACCAACTTGTGTTACTTATACCATCCATAAACTCGAACTTAAATGCTGTTCCACTTGGTGCACCACTT